AACATAGAAGTTAATTCAGCTTCAGCATCGATTGAGTGGTAAGCATTTAAGTCTTGTGCCAACTCAGGAGTCCATACTGCTTTCAACTTACGAGTCTTAGCAACGATTGATTCGCTCTTTAATTCTAAGTCGATTTCAGGAATGTTTAAGTTAGTACCACTTAATTGGTTTGCACCATTAGCGATTGGAGTTTGGTCTTCAAAATCACCTCTTTGGTAAGAGATAGGTTGAGTTTGGAATTTAACTGTTGTTAATGCAGTATCATGTGCTCCTGAAGCAAATAAGATGATGTTGTTTCCAGCATAATCATGCTTTGCGAACTGAGGATATGTAGTTACTACGTTAGAGTCAGTTACAGAAATTAATTTAACAGCTTCAACATCTATATTTGATAATGCAGATGTAGCGATTGTTAACTTCTTAAATGTGTTAGTTAACACCTGAGAAGTGTTGAATGATGCAGAGAAATTAGAATCGAATCCAAAATCAGCCCAAGATGCAGAAGTAAAAGCAGCAGTTACAGTTGATGCAGATGAAGTTGGTGCTAATGAGAAACCATATTGCCCTTCACCATACAAACCACCTTGTGCCAATTCAGTTCTACCGAACTTAGAACCAGTACCATATAAAGAATCTCCTGCAGTTTTACCGCCTCTAGTTGAACCATATTTGAAATCCATAAAGAAAATCAAACCTGAAGGTAAGTTCATTGGTTGAACTGAAACGAATTCCTTCGCTGCAATTTCACCAAAAATTCTTCTTACCAATGGTAAAGCAACACCACTCCACTCTTCAGAACCTTGTCCGTTAGCGTTAGTTTGTGATGCTTCTTGTAATAATTGTTGTGCTTGGTTTTCCAAAAGCACTGCCATTGAATGTTGGTCTCTTTCTTTAAGGCCTTCTAACAAACCAGTCTTAGACCATTTTGTTTTCAATCCTCTTGTTTGCTCCAACATAACGGTCTGAGGGTTTTTCGCCTCTAATAATGATTTAACATTAAAGTTTGCCATTTTGTTATTTTTTTAAATTTTTTTGTTCAATTACTTGATAATACCAGCTAATTTTTTGAATCTCATTGCAGCAGAGTTATCTTCAGAGATAATTTGCTTTGGTGCAGTAGAAGCCGCTGGCTTTGATGCATAACTTTCTGTAATTTTAGAAGTTGTTTTCTTAGCTACCCCATTACCAAATTTAAATGATTCTGCGATAGTAGAGAATACTAACTTAACTTCTCTTACATTTTTAGTTCTATCTAATGTTTCAACAACTTTAGATTTTTGTTCGTTTGTTAAATTGAATGAACGGAACAATTTGTTCACATACAATAATTTAGCATTCAAAAGGTTTACTTCGTTGATTGTACCTTTCAAAGATTTGATTACGCTGATAGCTTCACCTAATTCAGATTGAACTGATTTTAATTCTGCTTTCAATGCATCTAATTCTTCTTCAGAGTGCTCTTCTTCAGCAACTGGTGCTTCTTCAGTAGGCTCATCTCCGTATCCCATTTCTCTTAGAATTTCATCTAAGTCAATTTCATCTTCTTCAGCTACTGGCTCTTCTGCTGGTGCTTCAGTTGGTTCAGCTACAGGAGCTTCCATTTCTTCTTCACCTTCAGTTGCGTATGATTCTTCATCATCAGCTGCTGCTTCTAATTCTTTGATAATTTCATCGATTTCAGAGTCAACGTCATCCATTTCCTCTTCTTCGTTTACTGCTGTATCAGGAGTTGCTCCTGTTACATCTTCTTCTTCCTCACCTTCTGTGATTCCTGCTACTTTCTCAGCGTTCTCATCTTCTGAACCTACTGCTGCAGTTTGTTTGTCAACATCTGCTGCACCTAATTCATCTGATTCAGCTGCTGAAGTGAAAGCTTTAGCTGCTGGCATTTTAGTGCCATCACCACCACCGATTTCTGAAGATACATCGTTTTCTTGAGTTAACTCAACTTCTTCTTCACTTTCATCGCCTTCTAATTCCTCTTGTAATTTTTTAGAAAGCATAGATTGTAATTTAGGAGCGAAAGCCTCTTCAAGAGCGATTTTTG